GGTACACAAAGCACCCATTTTTAACATTTCCCAACACATATTTAACACTTGCTAACACACTTTGGCACGCTTTTTGCTGTGTGCCACAATTACGATTATTTAACACATTTAACATTGTTAATTAACACTGTTAAAAATGACTAATTTTGTTAATTAACACTGTTAAAAATGACTAATTTTGTTAATTAACATGTTAAAATGACTAATTTTTGTTAACTTTTCGCCTGTTTATTAGCATTTTGCGCCTGTTATTGTTTCACGTGGAACAACCTGTTATTAATGTTTCACGTGGAACAAAATGTATGGATGTCCGAAACTGTTTCACGTGAAACGTTTTGTTAAAAATATTAAAATTTTCAATTTAAGAACTATTAACAAAAATAATTTGGTGGTTTCGTGGAAAAGTTGTATCTTTGCAGCAGAAAATTAAAGCTAAACATTATAAATTATAAAATTATGGCCAAGTATAATATTACAGTAAAGGCAAACAGTGACGCGCATTGTAACGGTACACGTTTTACAAAAGATATTCCATTTCCATCTACTGTTATAAACGGTAATATGGACGATGTAGCAAACCATATTAATAAAATGCTAACAGGCATTTATAATATGAATAGAATCTCTATACGGGGTGTACGTTATCCTAAAACGATGTATGCTTATAAAAGCAACATTGCAGATATTTACGCTATTGGTTACGGTTTCGTAACTGTAACTAACATATATAGCGGTGAGTACATCGAAACAGTACGTTATGAGTTTACAGCCGAAAGAATCGGTTAATATTAACAGCCTGTGGGGTAACACTCACAGGCATAAACGCATATAATATGGAACACAGTTATTTTAAAATCACTTTGAAACAGGTTAATAACGTTACCGTTTATATGGTACGTTCTGACAAAGTAAGCGAGTTCTTTAACAACAAAATAGACTATCTTTCGGGGGATTGTTCTATAACTGTTAAAGGTAGATTCCCGACACACAAAGATAGTCGTAAATGGTTTGTAATTTCACCAACAGAAAAGAAATATGAAAAAGATTAAGTATTTTAGTTTGTCTGAGTTCTTAAACTCAGCAACTGCAAAACGTTTGGGGATTGATAACACTCCATCTTTTGAGGTAGTGGATAACTTGAATAAATTAGCTGATTATTTAGATGTTATCCGTGAAAAGGTAGGTAAACCGATTCTGATTTCTAGCGGTTTTAGATGTCCTGTGTTAAATAAGGCTGTAGGGGGTGTTTCTAACAGCCAACACCAAAAGGGTTTAGCCGCTGATTTGATTTGTGCTGATATGGAATCTTTGGAAAAGGTTCTGAGAGAAACAGGCGGTTTCGACCAACTTATTAAAGAACACCGCAAAGGTTCTAAAAGTTTTTGGTATCACGTTTCGGTAGCACCACGAAATGGTAAACCACGTCAACAGATTATTATGAACTTAGAAAAGAAATAAGTTATGCAAAAAGGTTTTAAGGTTTTACAGGATTCTATTTCAGTTTCCATTGATAGTTTAAAGTTTGTAGCAGAAAACACTACAGGTAATAACGGTTTATTGCTTAATTCTGTTATTGATACCTTACAGGCACAAAAGAAAGTTATCGAATATCTTTCTAACTGTTTAGATGCAGAAATGGGTATCAAAAACAGATGTTTTGATTTCCTTTGCAAGAAAGGTTTAATGAACGAATTTTACAGCAAATAAGAAAAAGGGGCGGCATTTATTACCGTCCCTTTTCTTTTATAGATAAACGCCTGCTTCAAGTTGTGAAACAATTTCGTTATATTCATCTACCAACAAGTTTGCCTCGTTCAAATTCACGTTTTCAAATTGTGCAAACCCTGTAACGTCTTTAATTGTCACGTTTTCCTGTGTGTTGTTAACAGGTGGTGTTAACGTTTGGTTTTGAGTGATTAAAATGTAAGGTTCTAAACCAAATAAAATTTGTTCGTCCCATTGTTCGCCACCTACCAAATTTAACTCACTTGTACCTGTTTTATAAATTACATCACGGCACAAAGAAAAGGTTTCTAATTGGAACGTTACACCATTGCAAGAAAGAAACGCCACTGCATCGCCTGTAATAACGTTCACTTTGATAGAAAGATTTACGGTTTTACCGATATACTTACTATCTACAGCAACAAAGCCACGGCACGGAATAAATACCGATATTTGGGCGTTATAATCTTCTGCGTTATCATTTAACCCTGTTAGTTCAACGTCACCGAAATCAAGCGTTAACACGTCCTTTTCGGGTGTTTGTACTGTTATACCTGTGTTATAGTTACCACATTTAAGGGTATCTGTGCCCGATACAGGAACGTTTGTAAAAATACGTTTGATACGGTTTATAAAGATTCCCAAATTTACCTCCTCATAGATTCCCTGTGTATCGTCTCGTATCTCAAAGAAACGCTGTTTAGAAAATGCGTCCAAATTTTCAAGCGTCACCCGATAAACGTTTATTGCTCCATAATTAACGCCTACAGATGTAATAATACTTGCTGTTGCCGTTATCGTTATAGAAACGCAATTATCGGGCACATTAAACGAAATAACACTACCTGTTACACTTATATTCGTGTCCTGTGTACCATCATTCCAAATGAGGTTGCATCTATCTATCTTATAGTTTAAATGTGGTGAGACGTTTGCGTTAAACGTGTCCCCTGTTTTAACCGTCTGTGGCTGTGGTGTAATGGTGCAATTTGTCAAATTATAAGTTACAGGTACGTCTTTCTGTGGTGTTTCGGGTGTGAACGTTCCTGTAATAGTTACGGTTTCGTTCGTGGCAACAGGTACACTAAACGTTGCAATTTTACCGTTAACGTTCATTTCACCTGTTGTCGCTGTTCCACTTTTGTTTTTATAACTAACTACAGGAACGACCGAATAACTACCATCTGTGTTACCTGTCAACGTAATATCGAAATTTTCACCGTTTTGCACGTAACTTGCAACAGTTCCCGAAACGTGATTTGTTATTGTTAACTCTTTCGGTTTCGGTGTGAAAGTTCCGTTTATCGTTACTTCGTCATTGTTTTGTACAGGTACACTAAAAGTCGCTACATTGCCGTTAACGGTCATTGTTCCCCGTGTATTTTCGTTATATTTGTTTTTATATATAACTGTAGGGATAACGGTAAATGTACCGTCAATATCACCTGTTAACGTAATATCGAAATTTGCATCATTCTGCACTGAAACGGCATTTGTACCCGAAACGTTATTGTTTATCTTTAACGTTTTAACTGTAGGTGACCCACCACGTGCGTTTAAGTAACATTCCATTTCGCCTGTATTGGAATCACCAAACATTAAACGCTTTGAAAAGTATTTGCGATCTGACGAAATACCATCTATATCACCGTTAATAACTTTTGTATCGTCATTAGAAGAGACACGTGACAGGTTAAAATTTGTTATTTTTGTAGTTCCATTACTTAGACGTGATATATAGTTATAATCTCCGTCATTTGGCAAAAAATAGCAACCGTCAACAGCTTTTCCGCAAAAGTGAATAATATTACCTTCTGTATTGTAATTTTCACTACTTGCAGCTGTAGTAGTGCAATTTGTTAAGTGATAATTAATTTTAAAACTTGCCATTACTTGTTACCTTTAATAGTTACCATAATAATACTACCTGTTTCGTTTAATAGTTCCTTATTCGGGAAATCTACTTTTCTGATATTCGGACGTAAATCTACAACATTTGAACGGTTTGAAACGTATTTGTTAACGTTTTCCCCCTTTGTCAACGTTGCACTACTTTCAAGTATTTTATCTTTGTAGGTGTATAAAACATCTACTTTCAAACGTACTGTGCAAATATCACCGTCTTGTTGTTTCTCAGAAACGAAATAATAACGGTTCAAACTTTCGATATAAACATAATTGAAAGTTACAGGCGTGCGAGTTCTGAAACGTACAACAGGCGTTAAAACGTTAAACGTTGCATTCAATACGCCCGTGTACTCTTCGTTTGCCTGTAACGTCTTGTTTACTTCGTTTGGTTTGCCGTTGTAAACGAAAGTTTTAATTTTAATCATACCATCAAAGTTAAAAAGGGTGTTCCCTGTGCTATCAACTACAGGAAAACACCCTCAACAGTTAAACAACTAAAAACTAGGCAATAAAGAACACTACAAAGTTCTCGTTTGTATCGTTGAAATAACCTGCGTCAAACTTGTAGTAGTTATTGAAAAACTCAGCCTTAGCATTATAGTTTGTAGTTACTCGCTTATCCAAGTTAGTAACACCGAGGGCGTCACGGTCAAACATAACACCGAGTACACCGCTTACAGAAACGGTTGCACCGCTAGCCGATTTCACATCAATCTGTGAAACGTTTGCAAAGGCATAGTCTTTTCCTGTAGCCTGCCAACTTGCCACGGTCTCAGCCTTTGGCAACAGCACGTTATCTTCGTGGTATGTATCTGCATACAGGTACGTCTTTGCAGCGGCTGCGAAATCTGACAAAAGAACTGTGTGCAAAACGTCCTTTGGTGTGAAACGTTCCTTACCACCTATGTTAAACAGGGTAGAAATTGTCTGCAAACGGTCTGAGTACAAACCCATTGTATAAGCTGCAAAACGGATAAAATCGGGTGTGGTAATTGCTGCGTCTGCTGTAATCTGTGCCCCTGTCTTATCGTTATACAGTTTCAACAGGTTTACACACCTAACAGTACTAGCAGAACTGTAGTCCACGTGTTCGTTAGTAGATGCAATAAAACCGAATGCGGCTTTGTCTGCGTCCAAAGTTTCTGCAATCATATTGTTAATAGTACGCATAACCAAAGCGTCTGTCTTAATCGTCATTGATTTCTCAACAGCGTTATAAATCATAGACAGAAAACCGTTCAACTGTGCTGCGCTGCTGAAAGATTCCTTAACCTGTCTTTCTGTGATAGACACAGGAACTTCGAAAGTTACTTTTGAGTTAAAGAACTTAGCGGAAACGGTTGGTTTGTGGAAAACGTCCTGTTTGTACTCTTTACCGTCTGTAAGATTCCACGTGTCGTTTTCCTCAGCCTGTGGAACGTCTGCTGAAATCTTTTCCAAAACAGAACCAAATTCCCACGCATCCATAAGGACAGATGGAACTTTACCCGAATAAGGGCGGTTAACGAAAACCACCTTACCGATATGGTTTACAAGTGATTTAACGTAATTATCTACGGCATTTTGGTTAAATACCTCATTGCCCAAATCAACGATACCTGTGAGGTCTTCTTTTACCAAATCGGTTTTACCCAAAACCTCAGATGAAACGCTATTAATAAGCGTATAAATTTGCTTTACTTCCATTTTATATAAAATTTAAGAATTAATAAATATCTAAACTAATTTCTTTTGCAATCTCTGTTACCACCTGTGTTTTAAAGTTGGTTTTTCTGAGATTCATTTCTTCTTGAATAATTTCACTAGTAGGAACGCTAGACGGAACACCGCTCTTAACACTTGTTTTCGTGAGTGTCTCTTGTCTGTTCCCTGTGGAATCTCTTTGCTGTTTTGTGTCATTGCCGAAATCTCCATTATTAAACGTTACACTTGAATCGATAGTGTTATTATTTCCTGTTTCATCAACCGTATTATTTTCTGTAACGGTTTCTTTTGATGTCACAGGGTTTAACACATCGTATTCGTTATTAAACACTTGAATCTGTTTTTGCCATTCATCAAACTTTACCGTGATAATGCTTTTAACAATATCGGTTGCAGTTTCGTTTGTGACTGCATCAACTAGAGTTCTGTTTCCGTATTTGAAACGTAAATCAATATCAATAACTTTAGGGTCATCGTCCCCAAAAATTGATTTATACAAAACAGGAAACAGGGGTGCAAAGATTTTTTCAAACAAACCATTTTCACCCGTGAAAAGTTCGTTAATTTTCATCTTCTTTCTCTTCTTTTTCTTCTGTTTCTTCTGTTTCTTCTGTTTCTTCCGTTTCTTCTGTTTCTTCTGTTTCTGTTTCTGTTTCTTCTGTTTCTTCTGTTTCTTCTGTTTCTGTTTCTGTTTCTTCTGTTTCCTCTGTTTCGTTTTCCTTTACAGGGTCAACATCTTCCGTTTCGGTGTGTGCGTGTCCATCTTCTGTGGCTTTGAGTAACGATAAATAATTTTCGTGCTCAATTTTCCAACTAGACCCCAAAGTTACGGAAATTTCCGTACCGAACATTTCGTTAACTCGCTTAACACCCTCAACACGTTCTGTTAACATTGAGTCAACATAAGGCATTAACGCATCGATATTCATAGAAACTTCTTGTGTATTTAAACGCTCACGTTTCATATTGTAATTTGCGTTCATACCCAAATCGTTAAACAGGCTAGCTTTGTAGTACTGCAAAAGTTCTATAAGCTGCGTTATCTGTTGGTTGCTCTGTGTCGGTGGGGTTTGCATATTAACACCTTTGAAAAAGGCATTTTCACCGATAACTGAGAAATCACCGTCCAAAATCTTCTTTAAGAAAGATTCTGCACTCTGTTTCGTCTTATCATCACTAGCAGATATAAGCATAGTGATTCTAGTTAAAACGCTAGTCATATTTAAAGTAATAACTGCGTCTGTGTAAAGTACACCATATTTCCCGATAACAGGGAGAATTGAATCCGCAAACGGTGTGTTATTGATAACGATTATATCGGAATCGATTTTGTAAGTTTTATCCAACTTTAACCACGGATTTGCGACAATAAAATCTTTTCCCCTGTAATACGCATCACATTCGCCACCCCTGTTTCCCTGTAGTGCATACAGTTCACCGTTAACTTTTGCGATTCCTACGTTTCCACTAGTTTGCAAAATCTTTTCAAGTTCTACCTGTGGAATCGAATCGGGTAAACCTGTGTACTCAAACATCTTTGAGGTCATACAAAGAACTCGCTGAAAGAACGTGTCTAAGGCTGTATCTTTGTCTTTAACCTGTGTTTGATACAAGTTATAAAGATTCTCTTTTTTCATTACTTTACAATTGTTTTAATTAACGTACAAAGTTCTGTTAGCACTTTCGTATTACTCTGCACTGTTTCATTTAACTTGTCGGTTTCGTTCTGATGTCTCTCGTTTTGCTTTTCCATATAAAAGAAAAGGGCGATACAGACAGCTACAGGAAAACCAACGTTACTAATTAACGATACGATTTCGCTTACTTCCATATAGCAAATTTTAACTTTGTTATTTAATGATGCAAAGATAAACAAAATATCTGAAACTACCAAATAAAAACAGGGAAAATGTTTCGCGTGAAACACTTTTTTTTCCCTGTCTTAACATATTTTAAGTAATAATGTTACTTCTACTACTAGCCATTAAGTAGTTACGCACAATTTCGCCTATTTCGTTATTCTGATAAAATACCTTATCGGTAGCGAAATACTTCGTTATCTGAGATTCAACGTAACTGGATGTTGAAAGTAGTTTACGTCTGTAGTTTGGTCTTCCATTCATACAAAGGGAATAAATCAAACTATTCTCTGTATCTTTAATCGGTGTTGTTTTATTGTGGATATACATAAAGTTATTAACACCGTCTGAGGTTTCCACCTGTATTATATTACCCTGTAATGTCATTTCGTTAAACTGTATGTAGAACACGAAAAGTACATCTTTCGGGGTATATTTAACAGGTAGATGCGGATATGCTGCGAGTTCCCATTTACCGCCCGTAATCATTTGCAAATTCTGATTATCGAAACAAAAATATTTGTTACTCGCTTTTTGCTTAACAATAGTACTGCAATACTCTACAGCCACGACCGCACCGTGCTCACCGAATTTATAAATATCTATTGTGCCCTGTTCCATCACCCGCACCTGTTTCAGTCCCATTTCTGTAAAATAAGGGCAAAACTGATTCACTGTGTTACCGAGCATAAACACTTTAACATCGTTTCTCTGTCTGATAATAGTACTTAACAGGTTCATAAACAGCATAAATTCGTCGGGCAAATAGTAACGTCTTGTCAAAAACTCATCGAAAACTATAGTAGTTATATTCGGATAACTACTACTTTTTTCGTGCTCCTGTTCTGACAGACAGAAACCGAAACAGAACGGCACGTTATCGGGTACACGTTTCTTTGCTTCGGGGTCATAGCTTGAAAGAAACCATTTGCCCGAAACGTAAAACACTTCGTTAAATTTGCCGTTTGTAAGTTCTTCCACAACACCGTTTGAAACGTGATTTGCAAACAAACTTTCGGCACGTTTGCCCCTTAAATCCTCTCGCCATCTACGAATATAAGCCATTTGTTTTCCTGTGCGCAAATATTCTTTGATACCGTACAATAAGGTAGCATAAGTTTTGCCGTTTGAACGTTCACCAAAGATAACGTTATAATCTGCGTTCTTTGCTAAGATTCTAGACAAAGAATAAAATTTCGGTGTTTCCACCTTTTCTTTCTTCTGTTTCATATTATTCTTTCTTTAATCTGATTCCCATTAAATAATTTATATAAAGTACTGACAGGCTCAAAGTATAACCTGTAGGTTCTAGATGTACCCCTGTCTTTGTGTCATAAGTTGAAACCGTCCCCAAATAATCGGTAATAGTTCCACTTTGTTCGTAATCGACATAGGTGTGTATATTCTTACCTGTTGCAGATGCCGGTATGTCTAGATAGTTTGTAAATGCGTCAAAGATTCCGTTTTCCCCAAATGTTTCTAACATATAGGGTATAGCAGATTTCTTATTAACACCCGATACCGTCAAACTGTAATCGTAATCTTTTCCGTTTACCGTTAACGCTCCTTTTTCCTGTACCATATAGCGTTTTGCACCCAAAGTCTTAAAACGTCTGTACTGTCCCTCATAGTCCCAAACACCCAAAGGTTTTGCTATTCCCTTAATAGTGACAGGCTCAACTTTTTCAAATGGTATTTTATGGAACTTACAGGCTGCACGTAATTTTTGCTGTGCCAAATCGTTATAGGCTTTGAAATACTCTTTATGGTTTTCACCATTTTTTATTTTTACGCTGTCTGTGTCGCTATATATGTAATCGTCACCGCATTCCGCTATACCTGTAAACAGATTCCTACGCGCATAGGCTGTTACATAGATTCCCCACGGATAGAAAAGAAAACGGTTTTTGCTGTCATTGTATTTATTTAAAACCTCTAAGCGTTTTTCGCCTGCCAAGTGTTCAACGTCCCACGTTTTGCCATCACATACAATTTCATCACGCAAAGGATTTGTAACACTCATACCGTAACAGCTATTCAGCATTTCTTTGCTATTTAAATACTCTACCTCTTTTCCCTTTACCCCTTTTAGTTTCGTTTTCATTTCATACAGGTGCAAAATAGATTTTATAAACTCTGTGGGCAAATATTCTTTTCTGTAGCAAATCATTTTACCTATCCTCACAGATTCCCACATATAGAACTGTGAAAACACTCTGTAATCTATTTCCGTTATAGTCATACAGATTTTACTAGCACAAACCAAACGACCGTTATTTTCTGAAACGTTTTCTTTTACGAAACACTTACTAACAGATATTGGATTTTCGTTATCTGATTTTGCAAAGATGTTTGTAAATTCCACGTCAAAGACACAGCAATATTTTGAGGTCATAAACTCAAATTGTTTCATAGATTTAACAGGAACGAAAACACCTGTACTCATAGGAAATTTCTCGCTTACCATCACATAAGGGTAACTACTAGTAAAATCGTAACTATCTACGTTTTCTATTACCTCATCTGTATATTTTGCATTTGCGTGTGTAAAACCACCCGAAAAGGCTCTTTGCAGCATTTCAAATTCTTCCATACCTGTTATATTTAAGTTATGGATTTTATCCAAATACTTAAAATTTTGTACCGTTTTACCTGTTTCGGGGTCTGTTGTCTTAAAGCACACAGAACGGCAATATTTACGCACAAAACCTGTCTTTGTTATCGGCAGATGAGTAATGTTTTTGTATTGTTCTATTAGTTCCTGTATATAGCACATCACTACTTTAATATCATTCAGACAGTAACCCTTTTCCTTTTGTGTTAATGGTGTTTTACTGTGACGTAACAGGCTGTAATCTAAATCACCTGTCAACTTTTCACATTTATATTTGTGTAACTGTTCGCCTAACTTTGCAAGTGAATAACCCGATAACAGGTAACTACATCTAAACTCTATACCGTTTTCTGTGATTCCGTAAATAGGTTTTCTAAGGTCTATTGAAAAAACCTTTGCCCATTGCAATAACTCTCTGAAAAATTGGAACTCATAAGCCAAATTGTGAACGTAAATTATAATACGTCTTTTCTCAGACAGGTTTAAAACGTCTGATATTGTATCTAGCATAGTTATAAATTCTTCCCACGTACGCCCGATAATGCAATAACCGTTTATTCCAAATTGCCAAACGTACATTAAAGAACATTTTTCCATTTTTGTTTGCTTACCTCCTAACTTTATGTAACGGTCATAGGTATATGTTTCACCGTCAACGTCACGGTAAAAAGATGTAGTTTCTATATCGAAAGATACAGGAACGTTTAAGAACTTTTCGCCCTTATTGTTTCCTGTAAAATTCTTATCGTTCACAGCCAAAGCCAAAACTTTTTGTATGTCTTTCGGGGTGAACGTTTCTGTATGCAGTGCAAAAGGAATTTTTTTCATTATAAGCCAAATTTTTTAAATTCGTCTAATATACGCTTTAACGGTTCATCTGTGTTATAGGTATCCACACCATTTACATATGCTTCTGCGTTTGGGTCATTGCCGATTTGCTCTAAGGCATCATCTAAGGCATTTTCAATCTTTACCGCATCATCTTCGATTTGGTCTGAAACGTCTTTGGATTCCTGTTCAAGTTCGCCTGTAAAGTCTTTATATTGCATTAAGTATTGTTCCAAAAAACGCTCATCTGAAACACTCGCAATTTTGCCTATTAACTTATCCTGCATAAGTGCAAAACTTTTATCGTCCAAATCATAGGCTTTTTTCAAGTGTTCAGCATATTCTTTTGTTCCTGTGGCTGTAGATGTAGGCTGACGTAAAAAAGAAACCGCTTTTGAGTACTCAATCTTTAAATCTTCCCAACTATGATGCATAGAGAATTTAGTGAAACCTGTTATATTGCCTTTGTTAAGAGCAACAACAGCAGGCGAAACGATACCCAATTTTTCCACGTTCTGAATGCGCCTGTTTGCCTGTTGAAATACACGTGCAATCTCTTTACGCAAATAGCCACGTGATTCTACAGCAGTTAATATTTGCTTATCTAATTGCACCTTGCTAGTAAGTGCAAACGTTTTGTTTGTAAAACCTATAGGATTCTGTTTTGCCATTTTAAGAAAGATTTAAATTAAACAAAGACAGGGACGAACAAAATTTAATTCGCCCGCCCCTGTGAAACCAACCTTTACACTAACAACTTCTACTTATCTACGAATGTGATACCGTAGCACTTTTTAGCGTGTGATTCATATTCGTAGATAGTATAGCCCACCTTATTGGCTTTAATTGCATCTACTGCGTCACTGTTAGCGAGAATCTCTCGCACCGTGTCCCCTGTGAACTGTGGTAAATTTACCAGACGCTTGTTTTCAGCATCAATAATTACAGGTGAATCGCCCAACGGTGATTTGTGAACGTACATACCGTTAATAGGGTGTACTACATCACCACCTCCATCTTTCTCGCTGTTGTAGAGGTCAGTCAACTTAACAAATGGAAAATCTGTTGTATCAATACCGAAACTAGTCTTATTAAAAGTACTAGCAAAACTAAAACCTTTTGGCATAACTTTATAACTTATTTAACGTTAAACTTCGTGTTACCTATGATGTGAACTTACTTAACTTCGTCCATACCGTTTTCAGCTGCAAACTCGTTGAGCCATTTCTTAAAGCGGTTCAACTTAATAACCGCCTTATCGTCTTTTGCTACTTCGTTACTAGTCATCAAAGCGTTTACACTTGTAATACAGTTGAAAACTGTCTCATTAAAATTTTCGTTCATAATTACCTAATTTAAAATGTTAAACTTATATGTTTCTTAAACACTGTGCAAAGATACGGCATTTTTGCGAAACCACCAAATTTTTTCTGTTAAGAAATCTTAAAGAATAAAATTAATATCTGTTAACACTTCGTTTCACGTGAAACAGTTTCGGACATCCATACATTTTGTTCCACGTGAAACATTAATAACAGGTTGTTCCACGTGAAACAATAACAGGCGCAAAATGCTAATAAACAGGCGAAAAGTTAACAAAAATTAGTCATTTTAACATGTTAATTAACAAAATTAGTCATTTTTAACAGTGTTAATTAACAAAATTAGTCATTTTTAACAGTGTTAATTAACAATGTTAAATGTGTTAAATAATCGTAATTGTGGCACACAGCAAAAAGCGTGCCAAAGTGTGTTAGCAAGTGTTAAATATGTGTTGGGAAATGTTAAAAATGGGTGCTTTGTGTACC